TCGTCACGGTCCCGGCGAGCCTGTCGGCCTTGCTCTCGACGCGGTCCATCATCGCCATCAGCGACGGGTCGGTTCCTTTGAAGGGGAACAGCTGGAAGGGGTTCGACCCCCCGCCGGCGGGCGCGTCTACGGTCAGCCATTCGCCCGGCCGCAGCTTGGGGTTCTTGTCCCGCACACTGGCGCCCCAGCCACCCAGCATGACGCCGACCGGATGGTTGGCAAGCTCGGCCGCCGTCACGCCCTCGCGCAACAAGGTGCGCAGGCTTTTCTGCGGGTTGCGCAGGAGCTGCCCCAGCCCCATCGGGTACAAGTGGCCGACGCCGGTCAAATAGATGTAGAAAACGAAGGTATCTTCGGGCGTCTCGGTATCATCGCCTTGTTCAAAGTTGCGGCGTATCGCCAAGATCTCGCGCGCTTCTTCGTGGATGGTGACGACGTAAGGGCGGGCCAACCCCCTCGGGTGCGCGTCGCCTGCCAAGCGCAGCTCACAATGCACCTCGAGAAGCTCATGCGACGCCTCGATGTCGAGGGTGTGGTACTCCGCCGCGGTGGCGTGTACGCCAGACAATAGCTCACGAGCGGCCGCCATCGGATCTTCGGCAGCCCCCTCGGTGCTCTCGTGCGACCGCAGAGGCACCGGTGAATATACACCCTGATCGATCAGCTTGAGCAGCGACGCACCGGTGTAGCTCAGCCGGTGTGTGACCCGCCCGGTGCCAATCCCGCCGGAGGTGGACCCGAACACGATGTCCTCTGACGGCACGCGCGTGATGCGGACGGGGCGGGACTGGTCCCCGTAGACCGGGGAGACCTTCTTGACGCCGAGACCGAACAGGCCGAGGTCGCTGATCGTCAGCGCGTGATCGCTCCACCAGTTGCGCAAGGTGCGTCGCAGATAGTGATTGCCCCAATCCCGCACACGGCGCCGCGAACCCTCGAGCTCTTCGGCGTCGCTCACCTGCCCCTCATTGCCGCTGGGAGGGGCGCCAGAGGCGCTCTCCCCCGGCTGGGGCTGTTGGGTCTGGGCCTCATCCTCCGCCTCTGTGTCAGGCAGAGAGACCTCCAGCGGACCGCTCAAGGGGCGGCTCTCCTGCGTCGCGTTGGCGATGAAGGTTGTGTGGGCCTCGAGCAGCAGCGTGTGCTCCAGCGTCTGCCCGACACGCTCGCCTCCGTCCCCGGTGTCGAGATCCGCCCCGTCGCCAACCTCATCGGTCAGGGCCAGCAGCTTCATGGCCTTGACGTTGCCGTCGGCCCAGCCCGAGCGTGCTTCGAGGTCGGTCTCGTAGAGCTCGAGGAGGCGCTCTACGAGAGCGACCCGCTCGGTCTCCTCGATCTTGTCGCGCAGGTTGGCATAGTGCTGCCCTCCGATAGCCTGCGCGCTGTCGCTCCCGGGGGGTCGCCGGGGCTTCGGGTCGAGATCCACCATGGCGCTGCCGTCCGCAGACATCGCGATGCCGTCGTCCTCAGGGGGCAGCTCGGTGTAGGTGTAGCCCTCGGCCATGGTGGTCTCCTGTGATCGTGGTGTGTCTCTTCAGCTGATCTGCCGCACCATAGCAGATCAGATGGTGCGGGTGTTGCGCGCTTGGATCTGTACGGAGAGCGGGATCAATTTGCTCCCGACCCATGCCCCGATCATGCACGACATGACGTGGTCGTCGTGGTGCCCCTCTGCGGCCTGAGGCTTCTTCCCTTTCCAGACGAAGGCGTCAACCTCGGCGCGCACATCTTCGGCGCCGGGCGCGCCCCTTGCGACCTTCCACACCTGTTGCTCCATCAGCATCCGCAGCTGGTCTGACGCGGCCTGCCGCGGCATCGAAAAGCCCCCGGAGCTTAGCGCGTTGGCGTTTTCCCCTCCGGTCGTCGTGATCGGGATCACGTTGCCCTTCAAGGTCTCTTTGAAGTGCGACGCATAACCCCAGCCGACCCCGTTGCACTCGACGGCGAGATAGACCCCCAGCACGGTGCCGTCGTCTATGCTGCGCTCGGCGTTCCGAAAGGCGGCGGTGACCGCGGCGGCCACTTTCGGGAACGTCTCGCCTTGTGCGAAAGCCCATGCGCCGCGAAGCACATATCTGACCAAGACCAGAAAGTCCGGGTCGTACACTGCGCCGCGGATCCACACCTCGCGCTCGGTCGCCGTCACGACCGCGCGGTCGCCGCCTGACCCGGATGGATCCATGGCCATCACGCAGATGGGTGGCCCGTGCAACCTGTAGCCGCGCTCATGCAGCTCGGCGGTCGTGTTGAGCTCGAGCAGTTGGTCCCGCGGATCAAGCATACCCTGAGGCCCTCCGCCGAATGGTCGTGTCGTAACCAGAGAGAAGATCTTCCATCTGCGTCTCCACCATGTGTGTATAGTCGGCCCTGTCAAAGTCAGATATGTCTACTTCCTCGCCGTCGAATATCAGCTTGGTAGTATCTGCCGAGAAGAAGGCCCCGATCATGGTAGTGAACTGAGCTTCATGCTCTTGCTCATACCGAAGTGGACCTAGTACGCGCTTCTGTAGCGCCAGCATGTCTTTATCTATTCTCGGAATGTCAGACGATTTAGCCCGGAATGACACGAAGTCATCGCGCAGCCTCCCCTCGACCGCGTCGAAGAAGATCCCCTGCCGACCGTTCGGGGAGGAGATGAGATGTGTGGCGCCGCGCGTCGCGGTCAGCGAGGGGAGCAGCGCCGTGAACACTTCGTCAGGCACGAAGGCGGCCTCGTCCAGCACGAAAAGGTCAGGCGAGAAGCCTCGCGCGGCGTCGGCCCCTTGCGCGGGCACGGCGAGGATCCGGGCGCCATTGCGCAGGATCATGCCCAGCGTGTTGCTCGCATCAGCATAGTCGGACGACGCGACCGCGTAGATCGCCTGCTTCACCTTGGTGATAAATTCTGCCGCCTGTCGCAGGCTCTTCGAGCAGACCAATACGACGAAGCCCGGATAGGTCAGCATGCACCACGCCGCAAAGGCGGCCGCGACAGTACTCTTCCCGACCTGCCGCGATGCGACCACCGCGACTGCGCCATGCGACACTGAATTGCTAAGATAGCGCCGCTGCCACGGATCCGGCGCGAAGCCGAAGGCCTTGATCATCAAGGCCTCCGGCGTCGGGACTAGGGCCGCGACGCTCAGCGCGTCCAGAGACGCGCTGATCTCTGCCAAGAGTTTCCGATCTGAGGCAGACGCGAAGTCAAACAAAACCGTCTCCCTGTGTGATCAGCTCACCCGCTTGAAGCGGATACCTTGCTGCGCTTCGAGATCTCGCAAGATCAGCGTCACCCCACGGGACAGCCTGTTCCGCTCGTTGATCAGCGGGATCAGCCTGCGGCGCTTCTCCGTGCCAGACATCGCCTTGTCCCCGCGGATGATCCGCATGGTCGAGTTGAGGTCCGTCATCTTGGACGCCGCCCTGTTCACGACCTTATATGCAGCCGGGGCCGCGGGGAAAGTGGTGAGCAGCTCTTGCGCGCGCGCGATGTCGCCTATCTGCCGTGCGCTTTTGGCCGAGCCCACGATCTGCGTAATCGACGTCTTGAGGTCGTAGAAGTCCCCGACAAACCGGTTCGAAGCGTCAGCGTCCACAGTCTTGACCATGCTTCCGACCACATTGTTCACGACCGATGCCCCCGGGAAAGATCCGAACACCCCATCAGGCTTGGCTGCCAAGAGGCCTGCATCACCCAAGATCGCGTCGAGCCCGGCGGTCATGACGTTGCCGTACATGCCCCCGTAGCCGTTGATCAGGTGCTGCATCTCCGCGGGCGACAGATCCAGCACTCGAGCCAGCCAAGTGTCGGCCGCGGCCGTGGCCATCGCGCTGGTCCCGTAGCCGGTCTGCTCCATCCGAGTGCGCCGCGCCTGCACGCTCGGAGACATGATCGCCCGCCCGGTGAAGAAGTCGTAATTCGACGCGACCTCCAGCGCGGGCATGATCGCCTGCGGAAGCGGGTTGAACGAGAACGTGTTGATCAGCGTCTGCGTCAGCGCGGGCGTGAGCTCGTCCATGTCCCCCTGCACCGTTGCCTCCAGCAGGAGCTCCGGGATGGTCCCGAACAAGACGCCGATCTCGAACGGCTTGGGGATAAGGAACTTGGTTTCGCCGGCATAGACGACGAAATAGTTGAGCCTGCGGTGCAGCGGCTCAGCTTCGTATCGGGCGCGCTTCTCCTCATCTTCGTTGTTCCATGCCCAGAGCATCGCCGCCGCAGCCGACAAGATCCCGCCGCGGAGCGCCAGCTTGAGCATATCCGACTGCTTGAGCCTGTCACCTGACGAAGTCTCGGCGAAGCGCGCAAGACCTTGGATGCGCGCGTTAAGAAACGGCACGGTCGGGAGCAGCCACTGCAGCGTGCTGGAGGATCCGCGGCGACCGTAGTTGATGATGTTCAGTGCCTGATAGGACGCCTCGTCTGCGCGCACGCCGCTGTTGATCAGGTTCTGCCGCAAGGCGACGCGGTCGGCCAGCTCGGTTGCGGTCCCGACGTACTCCATGCCGCTGATCATCTGCCGGATCCGGTATCCGAGCGTCTTGGATCCGAGGCCTAGCCCCACCATCACGTCGTTTTTCCCGAAGCCTAGCGGCTGGTTGCCAAAGCGGAAGTCACCCATGCCTGATTGCGCCTTGAACGCTTGCGCATCCTTGGTGTCGCGCAGGCCTGCGATCAGCCCGGTGATCGTGTTGTGCTGCAGGGTCGCGTTCCCTCCGGTCAGCACGAAAGTGGACGCGGCGCCGCGGATCAGGTTGCGGATGATGAAACCCCCCGACAAGGTGATCCCCTGTCGGAAGAACGCGGCCAGACTGATCAGGTGCTGGTGGATCCCTTGGATCTGCACCGGCCGGAGCCCAGCCAGCGCGGTGGTCAGCGCCGGGTCGGTCACCGCGAGACGGTGCTTCACGCCGCCCCGGAAGAACGCGATCTGGTTGTTATCCAGCCCGCCCTGCGCGCGCGCCTCAGGGATGACCGTGCCGTCGCCGGTCATGGTCATGAGGTCGGCGGCCTTGTTCATCGCGGAATTGCGGGTCGCGCGCGCGGTCAGGCTCTGCGTGTGCGCGATCATGTTCTCCACGATGTTGCCCAGCTTGAGCCTCTCGCCGCCTTTGATCCCCTTGATGCCGGTCTTGGTGACCGCGACGCTCTTGCCGGGCTGGTAGCTCGTCCCGCGCAGGGCGGGGTCGATGCCGCCCGTGTCGTCCGCTCCGACCTCGATGTCCACTCGGAAGAAAGGAACGTAGGTGTCATCCGCTTTCATGGCAGACGCCGCGTTCGGGTGTACCAGACCGCCGGCGACCGCGTAGTCGAGCACCGCGTCGTTGTAGCGTTTCCAGTCTGCGGCCACCTCATCGAACAGTGGGGTCCGCGTGGCCATGCCTGAGGCGATATCAGCGGCGCTCAGCGGCGTTTTGATGCCCCTGAGCCCGAGGTGCTGCGCGCGCCGAGCGGCCATGTAGCGCATCCAGTCAGCGACCTGCTGCCCGTCGCCCAGCTTGCGCATCATCGGCACCAGCCCAATGGTCCCCTCTGCACGGTCCGTGGCCCCGTCCACGTTGAACGCCGGCGCGCCGACCTGCAAGAGCATCTCGGTGCGCCCGCTATCGTTCAGCGCCACCTCGATGGATTTGAACGCGCTGTCCATCCCCACCGGCAGCTCCCCGTAGGCGCCGATCTCCAGATCTCGGATCGGCGCGGACTGGTTGATCAGGCGTTGCTCGAAGGTCGCCGCGCTTGCGCGCGCCGCCGCCACCCGGCGCTGCGTGGCGTCGGTGACCCGCTGCACCAGATCGCCTTGGCCCGGCAAAGCCATCCAGCTGTCCGACCCGGCGTAGTCGACGCCCTCAAAGATGAGCAGGGCGTCTGGGGGGCCCATCACGAGAGGGGCCACGATTGGCGCGAAGGGGTTGCGGGTCGCGTCGCGCTCGTTCTGCGTCTGCGGCGCGGGCTCGGGCATGGTCGTGCGGGACCGGTTGTCTGCTAGGGGCTGGGTCCGCACATCGATCAAGTCAAAGCCGCCGTCGTTGCGGCGGAGCAGGTCGGCCTGCATGGTGAAACGCGCCAGCGCTCGAGTGAACGTCAGCACCATTTTTCCCTGAGGCCCGCGAGCTTCGACCGCGTCATCTGGCTGGTCGAGGGTACCGCGAATGTCGCGCGGTCCGACCCCCGCGAGGGCAAGCTCCGCCGCACGGCCTGCCGGCAGCAGCGGCAGGCGCTGCTGCAGCTCGGCGATAGCCTCAGGGGACGCCTCGCTCGCGCGGGGCGCCGCGGCGCGCACGTCAGAGCGCAAGCGCTCTCGTCGGCTTTGCATCATGTCGAGCCCAGCCGCGGTCAGCGGCGTCTCGTCAAAACCGCCGATCTCCTCCGCGTCGGCGACCTCTTCGGTCAACGTGCGGCCGGGGCGGAGGCGTTTCTGCGTCTCTGGGCCAAGCTGCAAGGTGCCGGTGTACTCCCCGGCAGCGCGCAGGTTCTGCACATCCTCGGGCGTCGCGTCGTACTTCACGGTGATGTGGGGCGTGTATGTGTCGCCATAATCGTGACTTGCGCCGGCGTCTCGGTAGCGCTTGTGGTCGGCCCTGAGCTGCGGTGACCGCAGCGGTATCGCCAGCGCGCTGCGCAGCTGCATCGCCGGCCCCGCCGCACGCACAGCAAGCGCCCCAGCGCTTGCCGGGGCGCTTGCAATATCAACCGTCGCGCGCGAATAGACGGTGGTGGAGTGCATCTCGGACGGATCCAGACCGCCCTCGATCCCCTGCTCGCGCACCCACGCCGCCAGATCTTCGCCGCCCGTCGTGAGGGCGCGCGAAACGTAGAGTGGCGCCGGAACGCCGGGCGTCATGTCAGTCTGACCCCCAGCGCCGTCGCCCCCGTACTCTCGCCGGATAGCCTGCATCTGAGCTGGGGTGACCCCCAGCTCCCTCAGCTCGGCCGGGTTGGCGGCGGTGAGGCTCTGGACAAAATCTCGAGCTCGACCGGATACACTGCCAGCGCGGTCTCGAGCGTCCCGCGGATTTGCTCGTCGGTCACCTTGTCCGGTCCCACTGCCTTGCCCACGCGAGCCAGTGCCGCCGACCAGACGCTCCCTCGCTCTTTCGATCTCAGATGCTTCTGGCCCGACGGCCCCAAGACCTTCAAGGCCCTCTCGCACAAAGTTTCGAATGGCGTCTTGGCGTGTTTCATCTGTCCCTCTGTATTTCATGACGGAGATGTCAGGCATCCCGTCGGTTTCATTCCAGCCTTGGCTGCTCCACACCTTCTTGAGCTCCACCATGCTCTCCGCCGAGTGGTACTGCGGATCGAACGCCACGGTGGCGACCTCTTCGAAACCAAGAGACGCGTAGATCTCAGGCAGAAGCCCGAGGGGTTTCTTGGCGCTTCGCACCTTGTAGGCGTCGAGCACCGTAGCGCCCTCTTGTATCGCCTTCAGCACTTGGAAGGTTGCCATGCCGGGGATGTCGGTTTCGTTGCTGACCACCCCCACCAAAGCGGTCTCGTTGTTCGTCAGGTCACCGCGAGCCATGGCGGCGTCGATGGACGCGCCGCCGTACTCTGACGCGTAGTCGTAGCCCGGCTTGACCGCCATCCAGACGTTGAGCCCCCCACCCTCGGCGCTCTCGCGCCCAAGCTGGAACACCCGCAGGCCGTCTTGCCCCACATCCTCTCGGCTGTAGAGCGTCAACGTCGCGGCCGCAGAGCTCTCTTCCAGAGCCCGCTCAAATTCCACCGGAGACACGCCGCGGTCTTGCGCGTCGGTCTCGCTGAAATCGCTGGATCTCCACTCCCCGTTCAGGCCGTGGACCATTGCCTTCGTGGTCCTGAGGTCGGGAAGGGTGAGGTCTACCCCCCGCGCCGTGAGGCCTGCCGGGCCCCCTCCTTCGCCAGAGCCCTCCATGCCTTCTGCTGCTCCGACAGGGGCGCCTCGTCCAGCATCGCTGCCAACGACGGCTCCTCCCCCTGCCGGAGATCCGCCTTCACCTCGTCCCGTATTTTCGACATCTCCATCTCCCATGAGGCTGCGGAAAGCAGTTGCGTAGTCGGCGTTCAGGATGCTGGTCGCGCCGCCGACCGCATCCCTGCCCTTGGTCAGGCGTGCCCAGAGATCTTTCTCAGGATACCAGAGCACGGCCTGCATGTCGGCGTTCGACAGATTGTACCCTGACGTCGACAGTTTGTCAACCGCTTGGGCCACGGCCTTCTCGATAGCCAAGCGCTGGGTGGAATTGTTGACCTGATCCAGCGGCGTGCTGTTGTTTTCGTGAATGGACTTGGCAGCCATCGCCCAAGTGGGCTGGTACTCGCCCGGCACCTTCTGGCCCATAGCTTTGTATTTTTCGGTCAGTACTAGGAACTCTTTATCCCACGCCCGACGAAGCCTGCCTGCGTACTCGATCAGAGCTTGGTCGTCGGTGCTGGCTTTATCCGGCCAAGGGAGTGGCGCCGCGAGCGTATCATAGGCCCTGAACGCATCCTCCATCTCGCGGATGTCTGCCTTGATTGGGATGGTCATGCGGGCCATGGCGGCCGCGCTCATGCCGCTGGCCTCCGCTGCCGCCAGCTCCGTGCGGGCATCGGCCAGACGCCCGGCCGCTTCGGCGCGCAGCTCATTGCGCTCCGAGGCCAAGGAACGCATCACCGCGGCCTTTAGCCTCACGCGCTGGCCGGGGATCGCCCCCTCGTTGCCAATGCTCTTGCCGGTCAGCCGCCCCCATGTGCGCCGCATCCAGAGGTCGATGGTGATCGGATCATAATTCTGGTTGAGGTTCTGGAAGAACCCATTGCCGATCTTCGGGCCAAGGATCGAAGATCCGTAGACCTCTGCGTTGACGGCGGTCTGCCCGGGGGTCGTGTACCCCTTGACCCCCGCCGCTTTCATGATGGCGATCATGTCCTTGACCGGAGCCTTCAAGTCAAACAGCTGACGCATCTGGGTCAAGCGCTGCTCAGGGGTCGGCCCTTCCATGGCCGTGAATATCTCGGAGAACTTCTTGAAATTCTTCTGCATGGAGGGAGCCGCGGTCCCCTCGCCGTGGCGCATCATGGAATAGTTGCCGACGGCCACACGCCCGACGAAGTCTGCGAACACCAGATCCGCGATCCGCGCATTGGATGACACGCCCATCGACTGCGAAGAGACCGACATGGCGTAGGTGAATGCGAACCTTGCGTTGGC